AGTTCTATTTCCACTACAAGGAGGATAAGGACTTTTACAATAACCTATACACCAACGGCGACAGCATCAATGGGCAGGCATACCGAGGCTGGGCCGAGGTGTTTGGTGAGAAGAAGCAGGATATCGCCAACGACTTTCAAACGCAGGTACTTGAGATCGTGCCGGTGTTCAGTCCTACCATTATCGCGGCGTTGGGGAACACGAACATCAGCGTCCCATCAATAATTACGAAGGAGCCTGCCACGCAGCCGGACAATAGCTTTAAGGGAAACATCCGAATCCTGTATTACGGAGGAATGAAGACGTGCCAGAAATGGCTGTTACAAGACGGACTATCCGGCGTTACCGCATATCTGCAATATCCATACGCGGGCATGGTTGATGATCTGCAAGCGCCAACGATTGACCTGTGCTTTGGTCAGCCGAGGCAGGTGTTCTATACAATGAACTCGCCCGGCAATTACACCACGAACAACCTGTACAACGCCTATTGGTCGCAGGACATCACCGAGCGCACCGACCGGGACAGCAAGATCGTTACAGCATGGTTTTGGCTCACGCCGGCAGACATTCAACTGCTGGACTTCCGCAACACGATAAAAGTGGATGAGCAGTATTACCACATCAACAAGGTGTTGGAGTACTGCCCCAACGCAACCACGCTTACGAAGGTTGAGTTGACGAAGCTCACCGCTGCCGTACCATTTACGCCAAGTACAACGGGCCAGGTCATCGCATTTAGCCACGGCACGGGTGGCGTAACGCGCGGCGGCAACACCAATACTACCGGATCTGGCAAGGGGACGGTGGTAATCATCTCTGGTGGAAAGAACAACCCATTTGTAAGCACTAACGCAGAAATTCTACATGGATAATGGCAGCAGATACTTCATACACGCGCATAATTGTAAAGCAAAGCGATACGCCTGGCGAAACCGCAACGGTTCCCGCAAGCGATGACCATACCGACGGAACATGGCTTACAACCGATATTTATATCGGCGAGGCGTTACTGAACACCGCCGACAACATTCTGTATTACCGAACTGATCCGGGCATTATGTCCGTGGATTTGTCATCCAGCGACAACAAGGTGTATATGGTGGAGGTGGATATCGCATCCCCGGATATGCTTGCCATTCATACCACGCCAATCACAATCGTTGCCGCAGACGGCGCAGGTCGTGGCATTGAGGTTATCAGCGCATCAATTTCAGAGAACATCGGGACGGATGCTTATTCGGCAGGCAAACTGAAGCTAAAATGCTCGTCGGCCACCATTCCGCAATTCACCGATGAGGAGATTTTGAAATCAACCGCTAAGCGTTGTGTGAAGATGTTGCAGGTGGATAGTGCGTATGCGGCCACGGATACGCAGATCGTCGGCGGCGATGCTGTTGTGCTTACCGCTGATGCCAACCCAACCAGCGGCAACGGGTCGTTTAAGGTGTTTGTTCACTATCGCTACCTGGCGATCTAAAAATAACTTATGGCAGACGAGGTAGCAATAAAGATAAAGCTGGATGCGGCCGAGGGCGCGCGCAGCGTAAAGGAGTTGAAGCAGTCGATCCGCGACCTGACTGGAGAGGCTGTTGCCGCTGGTCAGCGCGGAGATGCAGCCATGCGTACGGCATACATCAATGCGGCGGGCAAGGCAAAAGAGCAGTTGCGTGAGCTGAACAAGGAAATCAAGCTGTCGGGCGACGCAGTAGGAAAGCTGCAAGCCGTTCAGGGCGTAGGAATGGGCATTGCGCATGGGTTCGAGGCAGCAAAGGGTGCGGCAGCCCTGTTTGGCGCATCCTCGAAGGACGTTGAGGAGCAGCTATTGAAGATTCAGGCCGTCATGGCCTTTACGCAGGGCATCACCGGGATATTTGAGGGGGTGAAGGCCATCAACATGATGAGTGCCTCTTTCGGCATAGCGGCAACGGTTTCAGAGGCATTTGGCGTATCTGCTGCAGCAGCAGAAGCAATGGCCACGGCAGGCATTACCGCGCTGATAGGCGCGCTCGTGGCGATCATTACCAACTTTGACAAGGTAAGCGAATTTGTAAAAGAGCACAGCGCGCTCATTCGGGATTACCTACTTTCGGTGATTACCCTGGGGATATACCCCATTGTTAAGGGGCTTATGATGCTTACGGGGCAGATGGATCAGGTATCCCACGCCGCAGAGGTGAATGCCGCGAAGATGGCATTGCAGGCGGAGGATCACAGAAAGAAGGTGGATGAACTGTCCGGCGCATACGACAACCTTCACGATAAGGTTGAAACAACGCGGGAGGCCAATGTGCACACGCTCTCCGTGCTTGACGATCAGATCAGGCTGATGAAGGCGCAAGGTGCGAGTGCGGACGAGATCTATCAGGCCGAAAAAAAGGTGCTGGACATCAAGATCGCGCAGGCGAAAATGGAGCGCGACGAGTTGCTGGCGCAGGCCGAGCTAAACAAGCTCGTCAGCGCAAAGTGGCAACTCGAGGATATGTACAGCAAGGCAACAGGGGGCAAGGGAATTGGCTTCACGGCAGAGGATGAGGAGAAACTGAAGGCGCAGGATGACCTAATTAATAAACTTGAAACTGATCAGCAAATTCTTGGCCTCGATTACATTAAGACGATTGATAAGGCTGCCGCCGCGACAATCGACAAAGCAGATCAGGCAGAAACGGAGTGGGAGAAGGCATACGACAAGCAAATGAATGACGTTGCAAAGCAGTGGGAGGATCAGCTGAATAAACGCGACGAGGCGCAGAAGCAATTTGACGATGCGCAGCGCTCACAGGAAGAGCAAGACCTGAACAAGAAGCTGGATGCCATCGGCAAAGAAGGTCAGGCTTGGATTGATGCCGGACTGGATCAGGTTCAGGTGGAGAAATGGGTGAATGATCAGAAACTGAAAGTGCTAAAGGATTATCACGACAAGGTCAAGGAGGAGCAGGATAAATTGTCGGCAGAGGCACGCGCCTCGCATCAGAAAGATTTGGATGATGAGTGGAAGGACGACATGGATGCGTGGGGTAAGCGGGCAGATTTGGCAAAGAGCTACACGCAATCGCTGATATCGCTGAACGAGACCGTTACAAACATTGAACTCGCGAAGGCGAAGGGCAATGCTGCGGAGATGGAGAAGATTCGCCGGCATTCGTTCGAGCGAAACAAGGCCCTTCAGATTACGCTTGCCATCATTGACGGGTTCAAGGCCGTTACATCTACGCTTGCGCAATACCCGAAGACGGACATGGGGATATCAATGTGGGCGACCATTGGGGCTGAGATCGCCGTAACGGCGGCATCTATTGCCAAGATCGCGGCCACGCAATACCAATCGAGCGGAAGCGGCTCCGGGTCATTCTCCCCTCCTGCAATAAGCACAAACCCATCGACCGACATATATGGCGGCCTCCAGCAGCAAAGCACGGTGCTTTCAAACCTGCAAAGCCAGTCCAATGCAAAGCAGCCCACGGTGAAAGCCATCGTGGTAGAAACCGACATCACCAAAACCCAAAACCGCGTGAACACCATACAGGAGCGCGCACAAATCAGCTAATCATGGCAACACCTACCAACCTCCCTATCTATCGCATGGTGCTGAAGCCCGGCGACGTACTCAACTTCGGCGTGGATGCTATTGCACTTGTCGACGAGCCCGCCATCGAGCGGTACTTTCAGGCGTTCAACAACCAAAAGCCGATGTGCTTCCAGGTATCCAACGAGGAGCAGCGCATCATCACCGGGCCGCTGATGATCGCCGATCTGCCCATTTACCGGCGCGACGCAAACGGCGAATATATGGCTGTCTTCGATGCAGGTACCATCAAGCAGATAGCCCTGAAGTTCTTTGCGCTGGGGAACAACAAGAACGTGAACGAAATGCACGACCCCACGGCGAAGGTTCCCGGCGTGATCATGTTCGAGAGCTTTCTGATTGATTCATCGCGCGGCATATCCACTCCAAAGGGATTTCCTGCCGTTGCCGACGGGTCATGGTTTGGCAGCTATTACGTCGCCAATGATGACGTGTGGGCAAAGGTTAAGGATGGCACGTTCCGGGGCTTCTCCGTGGAGGGCTTTTTTGAGCATGTGCCGGATACGCCGGTGAGCGACGAGACGGCAGCCCTTGCTATCATCGATGCGGTTCGAGGTTAGCTAAAACATTACCACTATCGCATGATTTGTGATTTATAGTCATGAGCATTACCAAGACCATTCGCGATATTGTAGGCCAAGATAAGTTCGAGGCCGTTCGCGCCGCACTCGGCATGAATCCCATGCCCCCGGCCGCTGCACCCGCAGCCGATGACAAGACGAAGTGTACTGACTACCCGCAGGACAACGGAAGCGTGTTGAGCGTATCCGGCGACCTCGTTGCCGGCTCCGCAGTTACCATCACCACCGACAACAACACCGTGCCCGCTCCCGATGGCGATTACACCATCACCATGCCAGATGGCACGGAGCAGGTCATCACCGTGGCCTCCGGCAGCATTACCGCCGTGGCTCCGGCGGCACCTGACCAACCCGCAGCACCCGCAAGCACCGACGCCCCGCCGACCACCGACATGACCGCGCTCGTCGAAGCGCTGAAAAAAGCAGGCGTGGCTATGAAGTCCGACCTGCCCAATCATACAGCAGACTTCGCGGCCATGAAGGCAGAGAACGAAGCCCTGCGCGCCGATCTGAAGAAGGCCAACGAAGCAGGTCAGGCCATGTTCTGGATCGTCGAGAAGCTGGCCGAGATGCCGGCAGAAGAAAGCGCGGCCCCGGTGCAGTCCACCTTCAAAAAGACCAAGAGCGACCGCCTCGCGGACATCGCTGCCGGGATTGAGAAACTGAAAACCGCAAAGTAACCACCACCAACCAAGTCATTCACCACCTAAAACCTTTTTACCATGGCATTTGATGTTTCAGCCCTCACGGATTACGTCGATCAGACCAGCAAAGACCTTCTGACGAAGGCGCACTTTGCAAACGAAACCAGCAGCTATGCAACCAAGCAGCCCGGCATCAAGAGTGCCGAGGCCCTGCAAATCCTGACCACCGGGCCGATCCCGCAGAACGGAGCGGCCTGCGGATATACCTCGTCCGGCAGCACCACGTTCACGCAGCGCACCCTGACGGTGAAGCCCGTGAAGTGGCAGGAAGACCTTTGCCCGCGCACTCTGGAGGCCAAGTGGACGCAGTTGCTGCTCTCCGCTGGCTCCAAGTACAGCGAAAAGGACATCCCCTCGATGGTGATGCAGGACATCGTCCGCGTCATCAATGAGCAGTTGGAGACCTGCGACTGGCAGGGCGACACCAACGCAGGCAGCGCGTACCTGAACAAGTATGATGGCCTCGTGAAGGTGATCACCGGCGCATCCGGCATTCTCGTTCCCACGGCAAGCACGTTCAACAGCACGAACTGCCGGACAATCATGAAGAACATCATCAACAAGATCCCGGCTGCCCTCAAAGGCAAGTCCACGGTGAAGGTGGTGCTGGGATACGATGCGCTCGAAGTGTATCGTCAGAAGCTGATGGACGATAACCTGTACCATGTGCCTGCCGGCAACGGCGTGGGTACCATGTATGCCGAAGGTTCGGTGTACGAACTGGTGCCGGTACACGGTCTCGACGGTCTGTACAGCATCAGCGGCCAAGCCTGCGTGTTCGCATTCGAATGGAGCAACATCTTCATGGGCTGCGACATGCTCAACGAAGAAGAAAAGGCGGCCATGTGGTACAGCCAGGACTTCGACGTGGTGAAGTACTTCTTCAGCATGAAGCGTGGCTGGCAGGTTGCCTTCCCGCAGCAGATCGTGGCTTACAGCAACAGCTAAGAGCAAACAACCTGAAACAACGGAGAGAGGGCGGCCCACCAACGCCGCCCTTTTTTCTAAACAGAAACACCAACCAAAAAACACCAGCAGCATGGCTTGCGCACTAACACAAGGGTTTCCCCTCGACTGCCGCGATAACGTAGGCGGCATCAAACAGATTTACGTCGTAGAGCTGTCCAACGTCTCCAGCTTCACACCCTCCAACCAGTCGGGCATCATCACCTCCATTACGATGGCTGGTCTAACCAAGTTTTGGACGTATGCCTTCGAGAAGGAGACCGGCTCCTTCGAGGACGGCATCCAAACCAGCGACCCCAACGGCACCGTGTTCTACGAGCCGACTGTGAACATCATGATCCGCAAGATGCAGGCTGCATCGCGCAACGAGTTTAAGTTGCTCGCGCAGAACCGCTTGGCGATCATCGTACTGGATCGAAACGGCAAGTATTGGGCCGTGGGCTTCAACAACGGCATGGAGCTTCAGCCCTCGAAGGTACTCACCGGCAAGGCGATGGGCGACTTCAACGGCTATGAACTCGTGTTCAAAGGCAAGGAAGAACAGCCGGCGCAGGAGGTCAGCGCGAGCATCATCTCCGGCATCGTTCAGTAAGAATCAGCGGTTTAGTTTAAGGAAGGGTAGCAGAGATGCTGCCCTTTTTTTTTTATGCCAATTACATGAATATGTGATATAGAATAATGATGCTACTCCGGCAATCCCAATCGAATACAGTGCACCTGACCCTATCGGAGAAGAACACGCTGGTGTATCCGTATTACTATCTCGTGGGGTTGAAGAATGACGAAACCGGCGTGGAGGCATTCTGCATCGCCGGACAGGTATACTCAACGCCTCGCGTGGACGGCATCGTCATTCAGTTGGGCGTGAATGACCCGACCCACGGCAAGATCATCCTGTCGCAGACCGGCTTCTACCATTACCGGGTATTCGCGCAGTATTCAAACGTAAACCTGGATCCGGTCAACGCCAACGTGCTCGTGGAGATTGGCAAGTGCAAGGTGCTTCCGGCAAGTTATACCGCGCCCACGGCATACAACGGGCAGGACAAATCAATCGTAGTTTACAATGGCTGATACACCGAAAATCGAAGTGCTGCGCCTCGCTTTCGAAAACCACAAGGTTCCCGAGATGATCGCCACCGCCGCAGCGGGCACGCCGTGGGTGATGTATGGCGAAAAGGACAATTACCCGCAGTACCTGACCACGCTGTTTAACCGAAGCGCGAAGCACAATGCCATCATTACGGGCAAGGCTAAATACATCTACGGCAACGGCCTCGTATCAAAGGGTGGCCTGATGCTTGGCGCGGCGAATGAGTTGGAGAACTTCGGCGACCTGTCAAAGAAGCTGATCCTGGACTATGAGTTATACAACGGCTTCGCGGTTGAGGTCATTTGGAACAAACTAGGCAGCGGCATCGCCTCGCTGAAGCACATCGATTTCTCGAAGGTGCGCACGGACGTATCGGAGAAGATTTTCTACTACTCGCCGACAATGGGTAACCGCGCCCACTTCTACAAGGATAATGCTGTGGTGCAGTACAAGCCCTTCGATCCGGCCAAGCCACGCGGCCGGCAGTTGTTCTATTTCCGCGACTACCGGCCCGGCACGGAGATCTATCCCCTGCCCGATTACATCGGCGCTGTTGCTGCCGTGGAGACTGACGTGGAGATCGTGAACTTCCACCTCAACAACCTCAAGAACAAGTTTGCGGCATCGAAGATCATCAACTTCAATAACGGAACGCCTACCGAAGAGGAGCAGCGCACCATTGAGGGGCAGATCAAAAAGAAGTTCACCGGCACCGACAAGGCCGGATCGTTCGTACTGACGTTCAGCGATGGAGCGGACAAGGCACCTACCGTGCTTGACGTAACTGCCGGCGACTTGGATAAACAATTCATTCAACTTCGTCTTGACGTTACACAGGATATCTTCACCGGCCACAAGATTACCAGCCCCATGCTTTTTGGCATTAAGACAGAGGGACAGCTTGGCGGTCGCACAGAAATGCTGGTGGCCTATGAATTGTTAAAAGCCACCTATACTAGTTTGCGCGCAAAAGAAATCGAGAATGCCATAAACTATCTGTGGCAGTTCAAGAATGCACAGAAAGCGCCCGGCGACTTCGAGTTTCAGCCCACCGCGCCGCTGACTATCGAGTGGAGCGAGCAGACCATGCTGGAAATTTGTACCCCGGACGAGCTGCGCGATATGATGCAGATACCCAATGCCGGCGGCGAGAAGAACACACTGGCACAATTGCGCGATATGCCGAAGGGCCTCGCTCCGGCTATCCTGCCCGTGATGACAGCGGATGAGCAGCGCGCACTCATCGGACTTCCGGCCATTTCTGCGCCAGCAGTATCCGGCCAGCCCGGTCCCGCTCCGCAACAGCAGGCGCAGGTGAACGACAACCTGAAGAACCTGACTGGGAAGCAGCACATCCAGGTGATGCGCATCATCCGGCAGTTCACGCAGGGAAAGCTCACCGAGGCGCAGGCCCGGACGCTACTGAAAAGCGGGTTCGGCCTGAATGACGACGACATAAACTCCCTTCTCGGCATCCAGCCAACACAAGCGCCGGCATCAGCAACACAGCACCACATGGCCGCGCAGACCATGAGCGATGACGAGAAAAAGCTGGTAGCTGCCTTTGCGAAACGCGGACGGGAGCGCACCAAATTCACGAGCATCCGCAGCCGCTCGGTGTTCCTGAAGTCGGATGAGGAGCGTGTAGATTCGGAAATTGAACTCATGGAGAGCCGGCAGGCATTCATGTCCTCAAAGGATGGCCGTATCCTTCAGATTCTTAAAAACGACCCCGCCACGCCGGTAGAGGAGATAGCAAAGGCACTAAATATGGATGCGGCGGACGTGGCCGACAAGATCGACAGCCTGCGAAAGGAAGGATACATTGGTGGCAAGGCAGGCGCATTGATCGTAACGGAATCGGGCCTCGCAGAGATGGATTCGCTGCCCTTCACCACGGAGTTGTCCATCGTGTATTCGTATGACGTGGCTCCGGGCCTCGGCCCTACCCTGCTGAAGACAAGCCGCGAGTTCTGTGTGGAGATGTGCAACATGAACCGCTACTGGACAGGCATGGAGATCGCGGACATCAGCGTGGAGATGGGTTACGATGTGTGGGAGCGACGCGGTGGTTTTTGGCGGCACAAGGGTACCGGCGTAACCACGCCCTACTGCCGGCACGTGTGGACGCAGGTTCTTGTACGGGAAAACATCTGAACGCTATGGCAAACGTCCTATTCATAAACGAAGACGCGCTACGGCAGGCATCGCTGCTGAATGAGAACGTGGACATGAAGCTCATCACGCCGACGATCCGGCTAGCGCAGGAGAAATATGTGCTGCCCTTGCTCGGCACGGGCATCTACAATGAACTGAAGACGCAGATCGCAGCCAACACGCTGACCACGTTAAACAAGACCCTGCTGGATGATTACGTGCAGCCGTGCCTTGTATGGTGGATCATGAGCGAAATACCCGTGAATCTCACCTATCGCCTATCGAACAAGGCGGTTATGAAGAATAGCAGCGACAACGGCCAGCCAGCAGAGATGAGCGAACTGCTTGCGCTGATGGATCGTGCGAAGGATAATGCGCAATGGTATAGCGAGCGCGTAACGCTCTACCTCGTGCAGAACGCAGCCAACTACCCGCTGTTCGACAATCCGGGTAACGGCATCGACACCATCCTTCCGAACCGAAAGAACTTCTCCAAAGGAATGTACCTCGGTGAGCCACGCGAAACTTTTGGTCTCCCGGTATTCAGCGACCGAGAACACTACATGAACCGCCGATGAACAAACCGCAAAATGTAACGGGGAAAGTCATTAAGCGATTAAAGGACTACCTCGACAAGCAAAGTCAGAATGTACAGCCTCAATCAGATAGAAAAGACGCTGCAAAACTTCGTCAATGCGCACCAACTCCTAAACAGCTACGGATTCGGTGAGCTTGCCGATGTTGCGCAGGGCGTAACGTCATACACGATAAATAAGAACGCGAGCGGAACAAACGACCTCGTGTATCCATCCATGTGGGCTACGCCAACGCCGTCAGGCATTACACGGCATTGGATCGAGTATAAATTATCGATCCTCGTCTTCGACCTCGTGCATAAGGACGAGAGCAACAAGATCGAGGTGTTGAGCGACACCATTCAGATACTGGAAGACCTCATCAACTACCTGCGCCAGCCGGCCTATGAGGACTACTTCAGCATTGACAACGAATATTCATTCACAGCCGAACCATTCACGGACAAGTTCAATGACGAGGTGAGCGGCTGGGCGATGGAGATCACGATCAAGGTTCCCAACGAAAACAACATCTGCACACTCCCTGTATCATGAGCATATCGAAGGTCATTCAAAAAACATTGGTCGGCCTTGCTGCCGACTTTTCAGGCTCAAACCCTACACCGCCGCTTGGGTGCTTGTGCATCGAAACCGATACCGGCGTGGCGAAGATTGGCGACGGCGCGACTGCCTACAATTCGCTGGCAGCAATAAAGGGATCGCTGTCCAATGCCTTAACAGCCAGCACGGGCCTCGCCTTTGTTTCCGGCAGTTCCTTTGACGGTTCGGCAGCCCGCGCGCTGAAGCTGGCCAACACCGCCGTAAGCGCCGGGAGCTATACCAATGCTAACATCACCGTAGATGCGCAGGGTCGCATCACGGCAGCGGCCAATGGCAGCAGCGGCGGTGGTGCTGGCTCTGTGCTGGGATGCGTTTACTATGACCCGGGTAGCGCGCAGAACAAGACCACAACATCATCGTCAGGTGTTGCTATGGATACTACGAACCTGCGAATTTCATTCGTGGCACCTTCTTCGGGTGCCGTTGAATGTGTAGGCGGCGCTTATGCCGGCGCTGCCGTACAGGGCGCGTTCGTCATCATGGAGTCAAGCACCATAAAGGGCGGTTTGTTATCCGGGTCGACGGTCATGCCTACCTATGGCCGGTGCAAGATAACGGGCCTTACCCCGGGCAACACGTACACCTATGACCTCGGCATTGCTTCGGCTTCCGGCGGCACGTTCAGCGCAAAGTATGGCGGTGGTGCAGTACCGGCAAGCGGGTACGGCCCTGCATGGTTTTTAATCATCACGCAATAACATAAAGAGCATGGCAATCACAAAAACAGTACCCTGGAAGTTCGGCATCACGGCCAGCTACTTCCGTATTCGCTCCATCGACTTCGCGGCAGGCGTTCGCTTCGTTGTCCGCATGGCGCTTTACATCGACAAGGCGCATCGAGATTCTGACCCGGAGAACCCAGCGCAGGAGTTCGAGTACCGAATCCCCATCGTGCCGGTAGAGCCGGGCGCTACGATCACCATCATTACCGGCAAGGACGAGCAGGGCAACGATATCACGGAAACAATCACGCCGCAGGTGTTCACCATCGACAAGACGGGTAATCTGCTGGAGCAGGCTTATGATGCGATCATGACACTTGATCCACGCCTACTGAATGCCGGGCTAATTGATTTGAGCGACGGAACAAAAGCATAACCGGCACATGACAAAAGAAACTATCTCCGTGTCAAAGAAGTGGCTCGACATCGCTGCCAAGTGGGTATTCGCCGGCATGTTCGGCCTGTTTTCATTCTTCGCCAAGCAGGTGTACGACGAATTTGAAGGCGTGATAAAGGCCACCGGGTACAATGCCGCCGAGATCCGGCGCGTGGAGCAGAAATCTGATCTGAACTATCAGGAAGCACAGGACGACATACGCAGGATCGATGAGATGCTCGATGCGAAGCACGAGGAGTTTTTGTCTATGGACAGACCGCACTAAGATGGCAACACGCCGGAAGATAAAGCACCCTGTAACGGTGGAGGCCAAACTGGGAAGGCACAAGGCCGTTGGGCTGGCCTATAAGGATGCGGGTGTTACGATGATCGACCCGCGTCAGGAACCAAAGGACTATCTCGATACACTCATTCACGAATACCTCCACCACTTGTTCCCCGAATGGAAGGAGAAGGCCGTAGCCATTGCGGGCACTGCCATTGCTGACTATTTGTGGGAGCAGGGATACCGAAAAGTAAGCCAATGAGAACACCATCAAGGAACGCCATCGGCCGCGCAAAGGGTCAGCTAGCGCAGCAATACGCAGTGAAGTACCCAGAACTTCCAACGCTGACGCTGGCAAAGAAGATGTTTCACGACTTCCCGACCATATTCTCCAGCATAGAGAACGCAAGAGATGCGATTCGATATAGGCGCGGAGAGTCGGGCAAGCTGGACAGGGAAAAGGCGGCCAGCTCGGGCGGCCTTGTTGTTTCGAGAAAGAAAAAGACACTGAACCTGTTGAATCAATCAAAAAACCCGTTCGACCTACCCGAATCCATCGCTCCGAGCAGAACGGACTATGTGCTTCCGGCCTCCTGCACCAGCGTCCTTTGGATGAGTGATATTCACATTCCCAACCATGACGCGGAGGCGCTGGAAACGGCCATCCGCCATGGCGTGAAGAATAAGGTGAACTGCATCGTGATCGGCGGCGACCTGTTGGACAATACGCCTTTCAGCCGCTTCGATCATAAGCCAACGCTCAATGATACGCGGCAGTATTTCATGGATTGCATACGATTTCTCTCATCGCTGCGCCGAACATTCCCGAATGCCAAGATCATCCTCATGGAGGGCAACCATGACGCATGGTATAAGCGGTGGCTCATCACGAAGGCACCGATGCTTTTCAATGACAGCTACTACCAGTTGCCAGAGCGGCTAGGCCTGAATAATTTTAATATCGAATTTGTTGCCGAGGAGCGGCTTGTTCGTGCCGGGAAGTTGTTTTTGGCACATGGCCACACGCTTATTCGCGGCGTGTTCGCCCCGGTCAATGCAGCGCGCGGTGTATTCCTGCGCTCGAAGGCATCAACCCTGATCGGCCATGTGCACAGCACATCGAACCACAGCGAATCAAACCTGAAGGGGGATATCATCAACTGCTACTCCGTGGGCTGCCTCTGTACGCTGCACCCGGACTATGACCCGCACAACACGAAGCACAATCAGGGATTCGCGCATATAGAAATAGACCCCAAGACCGGGGAGTACTTCGTGCGGAATTTTCGCATTCAAAACGGAAAAATCTACTGATATGATAAAAAAAATCATCGACTTCATCACATGGCTGCCAAAGGAGCTGGCCAGCATGTTCAGCGACCGGGCATCGTTCTTCAGCCTGAAGCGCATTGAGCGGGCCATTTGCTTCGGCACGGCCATCGCGTTCGAGTGGATATACTTCCGCGAACACCTGCACACAATCACCACGGCAGAGGTGCTGATGCTGACCGGGCCGCTGTTCGCAATGGCCGGGCTGGAGGTGGCGATGACGCAATCCGAGAAGAAGATTACACAACTGGGCGGGAAGGTGGACCAGCCCGTGACCAACGAAAAACCAGACGCATGAAACCCATTCTTAAAGACATCGGCGGCCAGATATTGAAAGGCGCGGGCATCATGGCCCTGATCCTGATCGTGCTGCGGCTGCATT